TCAAAGCCCAAAATTCTCACTTTGACCGTATCGCCGTCTTTGGCACAGTAAAACGTATCGCCGTCAACAACACGCACAACAACCACTTCGCACGTGTCGGACTGGTCAACGACCTGTGCAAACGCGGGTAAACATGAAGCGAGAATAAGCAGCGTCATAATTGACAGCCACAGTACGACGCTATCCAAGCGAGGGGTAACAGAAAATGATTTCATAAAATTAGCTTGTAGTGAATACGGGTGAGGTTAAACCAGTGATTGCGCTTCCATTCAATGCGCCCGTGAGCGCGTCCACAACGGTTATTTTGCCGCCGCCTTGTTCTGCCATATAGACAAAATCCGCGTCCGCTACGCAGCCTGTGGGACTTTGCAAGCCAGATTGCGGCGTTGCTACCGTTCCCGTTATTTCGTCAACACTTTTCAGCGTGGCGTTTGATTGCTGCGTAACCCAAAACTTGCCTTGTGAATAGGCTATTGCGCCCGCTATGTTCGGGAAGCTAGGAGAAGCGATAGTAGCAAACGTGCCTTTGTCAACCAAACGCGCCGTGCCGTCAGTTGCCACTGCCAAAAGCCCTGTATTGCCGACGCAAATTTGAGCGATAGTAGAGGAACCCGCTACCGTTTGCCTATCGGTGACGGTTTCTGTAACCGTGTCCAAAACGGTAACGTTGCGGAATGGAGAGCCAGAATAGGTAGAGGAAATGTACGCCTTGCCATTTGACGGGTCGAAAACGCTATCGAGAGGGTAAACCTCATTCGATAAAAACGTTCCATTTGTCCACGTATCAGTCGTTTCGTTGTACGTGCCAAAGCGAGTACCGCCCGAACCGATAAAGCAAAACTTCCCGCCAAAATAGTGAATACGAAATACAATCCCCGCGCCGTGTGTTGCCGAAAGGATAGTCGCTTTTAGCGTCCACGATTCATCAAATACAAGAACGTTGTTGTTACTCATGCCAACAAGCCACCGTGCGCCCACATAACTAGGCATATAGCAGCGATTCGAGGCAAAAGAGAGCGTGTTTGCATCCAAAAGCCGTGTGCCTTTGTTGCCCGCCCTTACGCCCGTGCCGTTAAGTGGAATAATGACAAAATTTGCGCTTGTGTTTGCGCTTGGTGAACCCGCCACGCCAGATGACGGCGTTTTGAGCATGGAAGCGAATTGTACTATTGCCATATTACACCGTTACAAGAGGTTGGTGAGTAACAGACCACGAAGCACCGTCCCACAACAAAGCGAAAAGTTTTCTTTCGTTTGCCGTGAACGATACCGCACCCGAAGCGGGCATACGGAAGCCAGTAGGGAAGGTCAAAGCCCGCCCCGCCGTTGCGTCCGCAAGGACTTCCAATAAGCACACTTGCCCTGCTATCCGCCCCGCCGTGACAGGCGCGGTGAGCGTGAAATTACCGCCCAAAGTTCCGCTAATGCGTACAATCTCAGAAGTCAAGTCCGCCGTAGCACTGATGCCGTTTGTTGTCGTCGTGTCCGACAGGAACGTAGCGGAAACAGCCACAGGCGTACTTTTGTTCGTGTATTTCTTGAGAAAGCCGTCAGAACTGTATGTAGATGCAACAACATTTGTTGCCACCACACGCCAAGCCGTGCCGTCTGATACGAGTTGTACGACGTGACCTTGTGCCGTGAGAGACACCGCGATAGGTGAAGCGACGGGGCTTGTAACGATTGTTCCCGCACTCGCATCCACTTTCTGTATGGTAACGGTAAAACCCGTGTTTCCTGCTGCTGCTGGTAATGTTGCCGTGACAGCGCTTGCGCCTGTGGTTACAGGGTAGTACATACCGTTTTCCGTTGCCGCTACTGTGAAATTTGCGCTCTTGGCAGAATACCGCTTTAGGTGAGAGCCAAGCATTACGTTCACGTTTGCGGCGGTAATGTCCGTAGGCGCTGCCGTAGCGCCTGTGCTATTACCTTTCAACGTCGTTGCTGCCATTGTTGATAGTATAGCGTTTGTGATGCTTCCCGCTGCTGGTGGACTTGAACTAACAAGCCGCCCCAAATCATCAAAAACACCATCCCCGTTCATGTAGTTATTCGCAGCGAGAGAGCCGCGCTTTATTTCGCGCTTGTTGCCATTGCTCAAAACTGATACAATCGCAACCAATGCGCCGCCTGTGTTGTTATACACAACAAAATCTTCAATGATTCGGCGGTTGCCGCTTGCGGGCGCTGACACCATCGTTACAGGGGTAGTGCCAGACGTAACGCCGTCTTCACCTTTTTCTACGTTGGAAAGCGCCGTTTTCGCCTGTTCTGAGTATGAAACCGAAAACGGGATTGCGCCCGCCGTCGTTAATTCTACAATAAGAGAGGTCGTTGTTTTGTCAAGTGTAATCTTCATTGTGTTTCCCAAATTTGCGGTAAAAGCAAAGCACCGCTAGTAATGCCTAGCGGTGCTATTTTCAGCATTAGATAACGATGACGACACGGAAGCCGCTTACATTAGTACCGAAATTCAACGTTACGTTGTTCGCGTCCGTTATGGTTACGTCGCAATACACAAGGTTGCTACCATCGTAAACCGCTATAAACACGTCGGTAGTGCCTAAACCGTGCGTAATGACGTGTGTGTCGGATGAAGCGCCAAGCGTTACGGCGTATTTACGCGCAATGCCGAGCATAAGCGCGTTAGTACCGACGCGCCACTGTGACGTGATTTCATCCCAAACGAGACGGGCAAAACCGTCTGGTGCTGTACCCCTGTCAACCTCAATGCCAGCCGTGACCGCCGAAACGCCCGCGCCTGTCTCGCCTTTGTTCACAGTGATAACGTTGTCCTCAATTTCGAGGTTTGTGCTGTTGACCGATGTGGTTGTGCCTTGCACCGTTAGGTTGCCCGCAATGGTCACATCTCCGGCAAGTGTGGCGTTGTTCGCTTGAATGTCTGCAAATGCGTTATCTGCTGCATTGCGAATCTGTACACCTGTGGCAAATGCCTTGACACGTGCCGAAATGGTATTGAGCACGTTACGCAGAAGCAAGCCCGTATCGCTTGTAGATTGCGCCACACGCGGCGCTGCTGCTGTATTCGACAAATCTTCTGCTAACTGCACAGCATTATCGGACACCGCTTTAAGTTGCGACGGTGTAACCGCTAGTGTTGCGCCCGTAGCGCCTGTATCAGTACCCGCCGTAATTTCCGTAGCGTCCGCAATCTCTACCGAACCCGCTACCGTATCGGAAGCGTTCGGCGTTGCGGTTGCATCCCCTTCCATGAGGAAACGTTTGATAACGTTGTTCACGTTACCGTAAAAGCCCTCACCAGAACCACCCGCGCCGTTCTGATAGCCCATTGCGCCCTTGCCTTTGGCAGTGAGAGACGCTGTGATTTGCCCAAATGTTTGGAGCAAAAATTTTAATACATTGTAAAGTGTCATTGTGTTTGTTTTTAGTTATCGGAGAATGAGTTGCCCCGCCGTAGGGGAGCCGAAATCTACTATTACGCTTGTGGTTGTCGCTCGCACGTCCGCTTGCATCTGGTTTCCGAGTGCATCCAAGAGCGTTACGTCTGGTATGCGACCGTATGTATGCGGTTGCACCCATTGAAGCGCCGGAACAGAAAACAAGAAAGAAGCGTCGTTTTGGTTTTCAATATCTATTCTGTTATCGCCGTTTTTGTCGAATATAGTCCTATCCAGTTTTGTTGCCGTTGCCAAAGCCACCTTTGACGTTACGAGCGCATCAAGAACAGCGGGGTCAATCCCTACGGGAAGCCCTGCCGTTTCCAAGACCGTGTAACGATATGCCAACAGGTCAATGTACAATTCAAACGCGACCACTACCGTTGAGGGTGCGCTAATTGTTGCCAATGCCGTTAGCACTGATGCTGTGTCAAGGGTAAACGGGTCGCTGTTAGTGCCGTTAATAAGTGGCTCTAACAGCGTCCGATTCACATTCAAATAACCGATTGCCAGTTCGGAAATCGGTACAAGCCGTGCGGCGAGTTGTAAACGTGGGTAGTCAATCATTATGCGTACAGGCGGATGCCAGAGATACGTGAAATTGATTGTGGATTAGCGAGAGAAAGACCCGCTTGGAACTCAATTCGCGTTGTAAGGAAATTGTCAATCACTTTCACGCCGTCAACATACACACCGACGTTGGTGTTAAATGTCAAATCCGCCTCTTCGTTGAAAGTTGCGAAATACATGGAAGTACAGTCAGTTGACGTGCCTACGGTCTCGTTTGTCGGAATAATATCCGTTGCGAGGTCGTGCGTTTTGCCCGTGCGGATGACAGGGTAACCTTTCCACGTACCGATTTGCAGAGGTTGACTAAGCAAGTCGAGCGTGTTGGAAAGCTGCAAATACGGCAACCCAAGCGAAGCCAAGCGGTATGCGAGGGCTTCATTCATAAACACGACTTTTGTACCACCACCCGAAGAAACGGTTGCGTTATCTACTTGGTCTGCCAATTCGAGGAATTGGCGGACAAGTTTTTTCGACGCGGTTGTGTCATCATTCGGCAATGCAGAGCCGTTCGCACCACCAAACGGCACGGTACGAGTACCAGAACCGCCCGCAAGCGCCAATTCAGGCGACGGGGTAGTGAGCGCGGTGAGGCTTTTTAGTCCAGTCCAACGACGCGGGTCTGCTGGTAATGTTGCCGGGTCGTCGTTAATGAAGCGGTCTGTGAAATTGCGTCCCATTGCCTGTGCGTATGTTTCGAGGTTGCGTTGATGGTACGCAGCGAGGTTGCCCGGATTTTGGAACTCATACGCAATATCGGAGCGGACTTTCGCGTGGAAAATACGCAACCCCGTTGTGATGTAGTTCGGCGGCGGCGGTTGGACAGCGCCCGGTTCGGTGTTAATATCACGAATAGCGAGATTAGTGATATTGTTCGGCGTTGCTTGGATAAGCTGCACGGCGTTCCCTGCATGGGCAAAGAACCGCGCATAACTAAGCAGTGGAGCGGCGGAAATCATGTTGTTTAACACGACCGCACGCATTGACGTATCGGTAGATGAACCGAAAAACGTTCCCGAAAATGCAGATAGTAGAGGCATAGTGTAAAGGGTTAATTAAGTTGTAAAGCGGCGCGGATTTCAGATAAACTTGCTTCACGCGCCTGTTCAATAGGTGCAACCCCCGTTACGCCTTGATTTACAGTTGTTTTTGTGGTATCGGTCTTTTGTGTTGGCGCATCTGGCTTGTACGCAGCGCTCTTTGGCAGTGCATCAATAACCAGTTTGCCCGTATCGAAGTTGGCTTCCAATAGCGATTGATAAAGTTTTACCTTTTCTTCGTTCTTGGCTTCAATGCGACCATCCGCCTGTGCATCGGTAATGATTTTGGCTATTTCCGCCTTACGCGCTTCTTGTTGCTGCCTTTCGATTGTCGCTTGTGTGGACGCTTTATCGGTCTCATACGCTGCAATCGTTTTATCTTTTTCCGTTACCAGTGCAGTCAATTCGGCAATCTTCTTGGCTTGCTCTTGTTGTGTCGCTACAAGCGTTTCAAGAGCGCTTTTGTTATGTACCAGTGCCGAAATGTCAATCGGTGAAGTTGCGGGCGCTTGCTGTTGTTGCGTGGGCACTTGTCCTTCATCTGGCATTTTGTCTATTTCAGCCGCTTTGTCAGGGAATAGGCTTTTGAGCCGTTCTTTGAGTGTCATTGCTTTTGTCCGATGTGGAAGAAAGTTCGCTGTAATCGAAAAGCAATTTTACAAGAAAAACACGGAATTTATATGCCTACATATAGCCCTTTCCTATATGTAGGCATATATTTTTTCGCACCATTACTTAATTTGGGTTTGTACATTTTGCAATAAATAGACACTTTTATTACTGCTTTTTATGCCATTCATAACACAGGCACAATTTGAGGGTTACGCCTCGCAAGCGATGGTTTCGGTAATGAAACACAACGCCGACGCTTTCACACAGGCGGAAAGAGGCGCGGGGCAAATCATTACACGCATTACAGGCGTTGCCTCGCCTGCTAACGTTGCCGACGCGCCCGAATGGGCTGTACAGCCCGCGTGTTGGTTAGTGTATGATATTATGTTGGATTCCCTAAACAACGTAACTACGGAGATTGTAGAGCGGGCGCGTCAGGCAAGAAAGAAAGCTATTGAAGAGTTGGAAGGATGGAAGAAAGGTGACGCACCGCCAACAGTAGGCGCGGCGGAAACTGGAAAGGCAGTGAGCGAACTATGGTAAGAACATTCAGCGACACGTGGGACGCTATCGAAGCGCTATTCCAAGCAAACGCCGCTACTTTAGGCGTTGACGTGGGCGCTATTACAAAAGGCGACAGAGAGACACCCGCACGGACACCGTTTCTCACGGTTTACCTTGTTCCGTCTGGCATTACAAAAGCAGAGAACGGCACTGGCTCTTACTTTCGCGCTACGTGTATTGTGTTTGCAGGGGTAGAACCCGCACGGACCCTAGCGGACAGCGTAAAGAGCGCCGTTGACTTAGCAGGGAAGGTTTTAAGCGTATTGCGTCAAGACCGCACCATTACTACGTTTATGTATGATTCACCGATAGAATTTGACGAAGATAGCAGCATTTACACAGCGACAAGTATCACGTTTGAAGTACCCTATAAGTTGCTCTAAAACCACCTGAAATCGTAACATTCGTAACGTCATGGAAGATAAGCACACACAGTTTTTGGAAGCGTTAAAGCGCAAGAACGGCAACATTACAGCCGCTTGCGAGGCTGTGCGAGTTTCCCGAATGGCATACTATCGCTGGCTAGAGAACACAGAGTTTGCAGAGGCGGTCAATGATTTGTACGAATCGCTCTTGGATAATGCAGAGAGCAAACTGCACGAACTCATAAACGGCGTAACGGTAGAGCGAGAGACAGGCGAGGACGTGAAAATCTACACGAAACCACCCGACTTCAACGCAATTAAATACTACCTATCCACGAAAGGCAAAAAGCGCGGTTATGTGGAGAAGGTAGAGAGCGAGAACGTCAACAAAAACGATAACACCATCAAAATAGTGATTGACTATGGCGAATCTGAGGGCTAATGCGTGGTGTAAACCGCTCTTCACGAACCAAGACCGTTACCTAGTGGCGTATGGCGGTGCTGGTTCGGGCAAAAGCGTTATGGCAGCACAGAAAGCCGTTTTGCGGACGCTCACGGAAGAAAAGCAGCGTGGTTTGGTTATTCGCCAAACGTTCAATAGCATACGGAACAGTACGTTTCACTTGTTGCGCGTGGTTATATCGGATTTGGGTTTGCAGGAACATTTTACGTTCAATAAGTCGGATTTATCTATTAGGTGCATACCTAGCGGCTCTGAGATACTGTCCGTAGGCTTAGACGACGTGGAAAGAGTGAAATCCATCTCTGGTATTGGTTGGATGTGGATAGAAGAGGCAAGCGAAGTGAAGGAAGCGGATTTTGACCAACTTGATTTGCGTATGCGAGGCGAAACACCTGCCTACAAACAAGTAATGCTCACGTTTAATCCCATATCGAAAGAGCATTGGTTAAAGCGCCGTTTTGTAGATTTACCGCCCGAATCCTGCACAGTCAAACGAACCACGTACCGTGATAATCGGTTCATAGATGCTGACTACGTTAAGGTTTTAGAATCTCTGAGAGACAAAAACCCTGAATACTATGCCGTGTACGCTATGGGCGAATGGGGCGAACCTGTGGAAGGTTTCATCTTTCGCCGTGAGCATTACCAAGAGTACGACGTTTTACCGGAAGATTGCAGGGGCGTAATCTATTGCGACCCGAACTTATCCAAGCGCGGGCAAGGTGACAGTACGGCAATCGTGAAGCTGCTCTTTTCACCATCCACAGGCAAATTCTACATTGCAGACGTGGTTTGTCGCTCGTTCTCTGATAGTAACGACCTATTACAAGCCGTTTTGCGGATGAAAGACGCGAAAGTTCGGGCTGTGGGGTTCGACGGGAACGTTACTCAGGAATCGCAATGGACAAATAACGTCAGGAATTGGTGTAGGTTGCACCAAATACCATTTCCCGTCATCGAATACAAACGCTACCGCGTTGACGACCTCGCAAAAAACACACAGTTAGCGTATTCCGACAATGCAATACTATTCCCGCGCAATTTCAGAAGCACGACAGAAGGTGAGCGATTCGCAGCACAGGTGTTTAGTTTTTCAGGCAAGAAAGCAAAGATGCCAGATGACGCACCCGACGCGCTTATTTGCGCGGTTGAGTTTCTGCATGAACGCTCACTAGCAAAACGCTCTTATACAAACACTATTCCTACCATGCCAGAATTAGGCACTATTAACTGGTAATTATGCCCTATCTACCGTCATTTTTGAAAGAGAATCTTTACCCGTCTTTTGAGCAATGCAAAAAAGCAGAACAAAAAGCGGAAATAGATGACCCGAAAACACGCGATACACGCGAGTTAATGGCAATACTCATGCGGCTTGTGGAAGCAAACCCGCGTTTGCGTGGTCACATACTCACGCGCCGCACGGCGCTTTCCTCGTTTTCGTGGGACGTTTTGCCGTATGAAGCCACCGACGAACAACGCGCCACCGATGCAAAAACCCGTTTGCGCAAGGCAATAGCGCGTATTATTAGCAATCACACTGATTCGCCCATGTTTGGCGCTATGGTGTTGGAAATGACGTGGGAGAAATTGCCACAAGGGAGCGTACCAACAAAAATCACACGCCTTTTGCCTGTGCAGATAGAGCAAGCGCAAACGGGGATGGAGATTGCGAAGGTTAACCTAGAGCCAGAGAAAGTGCGCACGCCGCTTGACACACCGCAAAAATACATTATTGACACATATTCCGACGGGAACGTGGGCGGGACGTTGCGAGGACTTATGCGTCAACAGGTGCTTCTTGATATGCAATACAAGGGTTACGCGGAATTTAACAAGCGACTAAAAGGCATTTTACGCGGTACATGGAAGGAAGCGACCGACGAAGTGAACAAACAAACGACGTTGGACGCTATCAAAAACGTAGGCGCGAACGATTACGCCGCTACCGATGACAGCATCGTGATTGAACTTATAGAGGCTGTATCGAAAGGCGGACACGCCGCGTATAATGAACTCATAGACAGATTAAATGCGAATACGGCTATTGCCGTGCTAGGACAGGCAAACACCGCCGAAATTACTGGCACTGGCTCACGTGCTGCGTTGCAAGTGCTCAAAATGATAAGTGCAGACATTATGTACGAAGATATGCAGCGCGTGGAAAACGTCATCAACGAGCAACTTCTCACCTTCGACTTCCAACTTAACTACGACATAAACGCTTTGGAAGCGCCGTACAAATTCTCGTTTAACTGGCACGAAGAGAATGACGTGCTTTCGGAAGCGCAAGTAATACGTGAGGTGTTAGCGGCGGGCGTACCACTACCCAAAAACGAGGTGTACAATCGCATTGGTTACACCATGCCGGAAGCCGGAACCGAAGTCATAGGAGCCACCACACCGAATATCGCTATCTAATATGGCAAACTACATTTTCAGACACGAATTTACCCGTTTTGGTAGGCGTTGGCGTTTGGATATTATTACAGCCGATGAAACCTACGCAGCGCCTACGACGGTTGTGGAGTTGCCGTATAACGTCATCGTTGACGAACCTATGGAATGGTCGTGCGGGTTTGACCATATACCAATAGGCTTGCCGGACGCTCCGACGCTCAAAATGGCTTTCGATATGTCAGCAATGGAAGCGAGCGCGGAATTGCAACATTTACACGACCGATTGCTTAATCCGTATATTAAGCCCGCGCCCGCCGCAATAGCTACCATTGAACATGAAGCCACAGTCATTTACACTGGTGTTGGCACGATAGAAATTCCCGCTTATACAGAAACGGTTTTTGAGAGCGCGGACAATGTGCCATTACTTACCAACGTTGTAGCGCTCTATTCCGACAGAGGCAACAGCGCTCTTGCTGCAAATGAATTGCAATTAGAGGCGGTCTTTGCACAGGGTTTATCCACAGAACCCACCGAATGGGATGTGGAAAAGCAAGTTCTTGTCGTGGAGTTTTCGGATATATGGAAATTTACGTTGGAACAGGTTGCGACAAGTACGATTGCGGCGAAAATACGTGAGGTTGCGACTATTCGGACAAATCAACTATACAATCATGTTTGGACAGCACCAAGCGGCAAATTTTGGATAGAGGCGCAAGTGGAAGATATAGACGAAGACCCTGCAATCATGCTGTACGGCGCTGTGAACATATTTGAGCGGATAAAAGACCAAGCTACGACGCTGGTTTACAGGATAACGCGCACTTTGCTTGGCGGTATGGCAGAATTAGACGCGGCGTATTTGCCCTATTGCAAATTTTTCTATCAAAACCCGAACGCTACTAACTACCCTGACAAGGGCGTGGCTATTGTAAACCCGTTAGAGCTTGTTACACCGCTCTCTATCGGAGCGGCAAGCGAGACACAGGACACCTACACGGCGGGCGGTTTGGCGAATACAGGCGGCTTTATTGAGGCGGAAACGGCTTTCGATTTCGTGTTTGACCAATACGAAGGCGGTGTGATAGGGCGCTATACAAATTCAGGGATTAAGGCGTACCGTTTGGCAGGGCGTGGGGCTGAGATAAAAAGCACTCATATCTTGAAAGCCACAAACATAGAGGTTACGAAGTTAAGCATAGGCAAGAATCTAATTCGGGCTTCTGAGGTGACAGCCGATAACACGCAGCCCATTCGCAGCAAAAGTGCAGGGCAAACAAAGGGGCAAAAAGACCTAAGTGCAAACCTAACGTTCCACAACCACGCATACAGCGCGGACAAATTGGAGCAGTCAACATTGGATTTCTTTAGAGGGTACACGTTTAAGGAAGGGAAATTGTACTATCAAGAGGGGAGTTTCGCGGGCGGTGAACCTACACCGTATGTGGCTGTGATGCCAGTCGTGGAATTTGAAGTGTCAAAAAACACGTTCTTTTCCTTCCCGTTTATACCTGATATTTTCCCCGCTTGGATAGCAGCAACCACAGGAGCGGGCGGAGCGCCTGCTTTGCTGGACGGCGAAGATGCAAGCAAAGCTCTAGCTGACTATGCAAATAGCGTCAACGGCACAAACGGTATAGCACGTGTCATAGGCGCGGCAATCACGGCGTTTTACTCTGAATACAACAGCGTAACGCTAGATTTCAAAGCACACATCCAAGATTTGCCCGTAGATTTTGCTTCTGTGGGCGAACTGATGCCAAACCGTGTCGCCTTCCGGCACGAAATAGACTGGACTGGTATTGTTTCGGCACGTATGGCAAGCAAGCTGCCAAATTTCGGAGCGCTCTTGAAATCTTCGTTTGACCTGAAAACGGGGATTATTACAGGCACGATGCTCTTCACATCCGACCCTAGCGACATAGTTATCTCACCAACTACCGATTTGAAATAATGCCAGTTACAGAGCCAATACCACGTAATGCCATAACCGAAAAACACCTGAACACAGGCAAAAAAGGCGGCGGTAGCACAGCAAGCGGCGGCGGTAGAACGGGCGGAGCAACCAGTACAAGTGCAAGCGAAATTCTAGCGCACTATGGTATAGAAACCGTACAAACACTGGTGATACCAAACGGCGCTTTCCCTGCAAACTATCCACTCAATAAACTGAATTTCCCGCAAGTGCTGAAAAGCAGCACCGATGTAACTTTGCTACCGTTCCGCTACCAAGCTACGACCGCAAAAGATGTGCAGATAAGCGTTTACATCGAATGTGATGTCAATGCAAACCTTGATAGGCACATTTTACACGTCTTTCGGCGTAATGATGTGTCGGTAGAGGTTGCGCGGCAAGTTGTTTCGGTTGTGGATGGTGCTACGCTTTCTCTCACCATAAACGAGGCAATACGCCTATCTGTTGACGACCAACTAGAGATAGGCGTATCGGTGCATAATGCTAGCGTGACGAACCAAAACTTTGTGATAAACGCGGGGCAAATAAAGGTGAAAGCCGCGTAGGGAAAACCACATCAAAGCACGTTAAATCTGTCGCATATAGCTCAATACTGTATGCAATTTGTTTTTTGGAATGTATTGTTATGCTATCACTGCCGTCTGTATAAACCTGAAAATCATTCAGGTCTTGCCCTCGCACGTCTCGCATTTTCACGTAAGGCAGGCAGCTTAGTCTATGATGGAATGTGGCATACTCAGAATATTGCGCGAATTTATACGAAATAAAGCAAGGCGGGCTTACTACATGGGATGCAAGCATTTCATTGTCAATCAAAACCAATCCGCTTAATGGATTCCGATTAGTTAAGAGTTTTTTGATTGCGCTTATCATTCCGCACCTCGTTTTTGTTTGTTAGCAGCTAGTTTTTGCAAATTTACGCATAAAACGTCAAAATACTTGCTACCAATATGCTACCAAAACAGCCTTTTTATTGCTACCAAAAGCAATGCTTTCGGAGAAAGAAAAACCCCACAACCTTTAGAGATTGCGGGGTTTTCAGTGTGCGCCCTACGGGACTCGAACCTGTGACCTTTACCATGTCAAGGTATATGTTTAATCTCTGGAAACCGCATAGCTGCTTATATCAAAAATTTATGCTACCTTCTCGCTACCAAAAGAGGCTTTTTTCAATGCGTTTTTCATTGCCTCGTCTGTGAATTTCGTGTAGTGTTTCATCGTGGTTCGCATATCTCTGTGACGCATGAGACGCATCGTTATTTCAGGTTGTACGCCCGCATCCAATAGCCTGTTCCGAAACGTCGTACGGAACTCTTGAAACGACCTATTGCGTTGCTCTATATTACACGCCCGCATTGCCTCGTATAAGTATTTCCGTAGTCGTGAAGTCGAAGCCGCTTGCCATCGGAACACGGATTTCGTACGCTTTGGCAGTGATGAGAGCAAATTTTGTGCTTTGTCTGTAATTGGCAGTAGTTCCGTCTCTTTGGTCACTTTATTACGAAACGCTATTTGCCCACCCTTTACCGCCTGTGGATTGAGGTTTAGGCAGTCGGTGAGTCGTGCGCCCGTTTCGAGCATGAAAGCAATCATTGTACCCATCTCACGTATGTTGTCGCTTGCGTGGCTTTGGCAGTAATCCAGTATCGCAGCACATTCCCACTCTTCATACGTCTCTACCGTTACCGTCTCTTTTTTCCTGTACTTTTTGCTGAAATCCGTGTGTGGGAATGAATACCGTTTCTCACACCACGTTAGAAACGTCTGGAAACGGCGTAGATAGTTGTTGCGCGTTACTTTGCTGTGATTGGACGCGGTTTTGAGGTATGCCAAAACGTCCGCTTCTACGTTCTCGACCGTGAGCGGCTTCGGCTCTCTGGCAATCGTTTTGTACGCAGCTATATACTGCGTTTTCGACGCTTCCGAGAGCGTTGCGCAATACGTCCGTAGGAATTGAGCAAAAGCCACGTCGTATGTTACTACGTCGTGGCTCTCTTTCTTGTCTATGCCTTTACTTTGCAGATAGAGGCGCTCTAACATCTGTTGTGCTAGTTTGCGCCCTTCTTTGGTGTCTTCTAAGCCCGTGTGATGAACGCGCCCGTTATACTTGATAATGAGTTTGTTCCGTCCGCTTTGGGCGTAGATGCTTCCGGGGATTGTGCGTGTGCGTGGCATGGGTTATTTGCTCTTTAGCAATGTAGAAGCTGAATCAAGAGATTTTCGTATAAGCACCAAATCATATATGTCTCTTGGGAGCATCATTATAGGGCTTACCTTGCCTATTTGCAAATATAGCGTCTGCTTTAATTTTTCTTGAGCAAACCCAATTTGCAGCCCATCATTAGATGTGTACTCAATCTCAGTATAACTGCGCTCTTCCTTGGCGTACTCAGTCAGTTTAGAAGATAAATAGTCTATTGCTTTCGTCAATGCTTCGATTTCTTCCATATCAAGGAATACAATTTTGCTGTTTTCAGTGTATTTCTCTTGTTTGGAAACTTCAAGTCTTAAACCCTTAACCTTCACTTTATCTTGCAACGGGTTTGTTGCGACTAAAGCATTAAAATTCAGCACAGTATAAACCTTATCCATGTACTTGCCAACCAAATAAAAATCTTTATTTATGACAGTACCTCGCTTTGAA